TGCCGCTTGGTCGCGTAGGACGGGCCGGTCGTGACCGCCACGTCGTACTTACCAACAGACGGGTTGTAGATTTTCTCAATCACGATACCCGTCTCGTCCATGATCCGGCGGACCGGTTCGGCTTGCATCGGGTCGATGCGAACCGTGTTGGTTTCGCCGTCAATGCCAATGATGCGCGCGATGCGCTGGGTGTCGTAAATCTTCGGGATCAAGTCAACGAGTTGGCGCGTCCCATAGCGGATAGCACGAGCGAGGTTGTCTACAAAGTGGTATGTGCCTGTGTCGCCTTGCCGTTCACGCGCCAAGATGGCCCGACCGGTGCGCTCGTTGGAGCGCATGCCGAGACTTGCATCATACTGGCCGGTAGAGGCCTTGATGTCGTCGGCAGCGCCCATTTTCGCCTGAATCAAGCCCGTCTGGGCGAGCGGCGGAGGTGCGCGTTGTGGCAGCGGCAGGATGTTTCCCTGCCCGTCTGTCACGTCGGGGTTAACTTCTAGGTACGGCCAGTTGGTCGTGTTGGCCGTCTTCCATTGGGTTTCGTAGCCTTCAAACTGGCCACCGTAGCCAATAAACGGCGCCTTGGGGGCCAGAGCCAGCATCTCGGCTTCTTGGGACACCCAGTAGTTGTACATGCGCTGGGCGTCCTTGGCGTTACGCACAAGGCCCGACACGTACATACGGCCGTCTACTTCAAACTCGTTGCCGATCACGCGGATTACAGGAATCCACTTGCCCGGCCATTCAGAGGATTCCAGAATCTCGTAGCCGTTGGTTTTCAGCCACTTGACGCGCTTAACGTCAACTTCGCGCTTGCGGATGGGCTGGAGGCCCAGCATCTCAAGCTCACGCGCCTCGGGCGAACCCGCGTACGCCGTTTGGTTGCCGGCGTACAGGTTCAGCGTCTCTCGGCTGTGCTCTTTGTAGAAATACTCGGCAATACGGACAGTATTCTGGTTGATCCACTGCGACAGCGCCTGGTCGCCGACACCGCGCTGCATAACCGTTGAAATCGGCTCTGCATTGGGGTACATGCGCTCAAAATCCGACTTCTGGATGTCTTCGGTGATGAAGCACCACTCGGCATCCGCCCCGCAAGGGTCTTGGATGGTCGGGTCCATGTAAACACTGAAGCTATTTCGGATGCGACCGATACGAAGGTCTTGGTCAAACGTGTTCTCGTCGCAGTATTCCGTCAAAATGCGGAAATACCCCTCGCCGTACGTGACCTGGTTGTCGCACGCGGTGTCGTAAGCGACATCCGCATCGGAAATATACTCAATGTGACGGACAATTCCGTCAAAAATCTCAGCGACCTCAACGTCCGCCTTGTCATCGACCGGGATAACCTTGCCGGCCGGCCGGTTCTGACGCTGATCGTTCGTCACCTGCCGTACGTGCAGCGGCAGCTTGTTGATTGTAAGGCACGGGCGCGCGTTGAGCGTCTGTCCCTGCACCGATCCGCGCTGCGCCAGCACGTCCTGTGGCCATTGCCACTGGTTGTCGGGCGAGCCTGCCATGAAGCGCAGGTCATCTAGCTCGTCCTCACGGCTGTCTGAGTACGCCGCGAGGGCGGAGGTCAACCGCGAGCGGGCCGTAGCCAGCACGTCCGCCGGATCGCGCGAGGCTTTGCCTCGGTCGGTGGGCGTGTTAGCGACGCGTGCCGCGCCGCGCAGCCCTGTGGGGTCTTTAGCCATTATTTGCGCTTCTTACCTTGAGCCTTACGCTTGACCGAGTAGGCGATCGCCACCGCTTGCTTCTGCGGCTTGCCCGCCTTCATCTCAGCCTTGATGTTCTTACGAAAGGCAGCCTTGCTGGCAGACTTAACGAGTGGCATGTAAATTACCTCTTTTTAGCCGTTTTGGCCGACTGCCGGAACGCCTTAGCGGTTGGTGCGCCCTTAGCCCCAGGCTTGCGCATCTTCTCGCCCGATCCGGCCTTAATCCGCTCGCGTTTCGCGTGGATATTAGCGTACAAACCCGTTTTAGCGGCCATTAGTTGCACTTCCAGCGTCTAAGCGACGCCTTTGCTCGTTCAGCCGGCCCTTTGGCCTTGGCTACAACGCCCTTCATTCGCGCGCAAAAAGACTTCTTACGCCCTGCGTCCGCCTTAGTCTTCGGACTAGGTGCCGGAGCCTTCAAGTTGCTGCCCGTAGCGCGGTTATACTTAGCGCGCCCCTTGGCCGTCAAGCCCGCGCCCTTAGACACGGGCTGCTTCTCGCCCCGACCGACCGACAGACTGACCGTTTTGCGCGCCATTAGGCTCCCATCCAGCTGCTTGTCATGCTGCCTCCACGCTCGGCAACGATGCGTCTTGGCTTGTCCCGCGCCTCGCGGTTAGCGAGCGGGTAGGCGAAGGTGACGGCGAGCGCGTCCGCTGCGTCGGGTGACGCTTGCCCGCGTGCCTTCATCTCCTTCTTCCCTTCCAAGAACAGCGTACCTGACGAGTTAGGCTTGACGTGTGGCCCACAGAGGTCAGACTTGAGGAGCCGATCGCTTGGGATGCTCGCCGAGCGTAGCCACTCCCGCATGTCGCCCCACATCTCTGCCCGCTTGTTGCCCCACATCACCGGGTTCTTGGCCTTCCAGCCAAAGTTCACCCCACGTACCTTATACCTCTGCTCTTTTAGCCGGTCAAGTACGCCGTAGCCCAAACCGCCCTCGTCGATGACGGTGAGCGCGGGGTTGAACTCCTCAATAGCGTCGATGACGCGACCGACGGTCGTCATGGTGTCCTCGCCTCGGTGGCGCCGGATTGCAACGATGTCGCGCCCCTGCCTTACGACGATGACGGTCGAGTCAGCGCCCCCGCGCGCGGGGTCAACGCCGATTACCCGAGGGGCGCTTTCATCCTTGAAACGAACTCTTGCCATAGCTTCGTCCACCAGGCGAGGACTGATGAACTGGTCGTCTCCGTCGGAGGGGAACTCTCCATACACTTCGACCTTGGCTTGGCTGCTGTCGGCGCCGTACTCGGCGATGATCTGCTCGTAGACCGCTTTGTCGGTGTCTTCGACTTGGCGCGCGTCGATGTTTTGCGTTGTCCAGAACTCTCTTTTCGCGTTGAAGCACTCATAGAAATACCCCTCGTTGCGTCGCGGGTTGCTGAAGGACAGCCAGAAGCGATGCGGCGTGTTCTCCGTAAAGAAGCCCGCCGTCACCGACCAGATACTGTCTGGGATACCACTGGCCTCGTCGAAGATGACTAGCACACCGTCGTGGTTGTGTACGCCCGCGTACGCGTCGGGGTTCTCCTCCGACCAGAGTCGCCCTTCGACCGACCAGTACCGCGTGCCTTTCTTAAGGTCGCGCTCGACGATCTCCGCGAGCCACTTGGCGGGCATCACACGCGTCGCGGACACCTCGAACCAATGACTGTTGATGAGCAGCGCCAGCCACTTAGTCACCTCGGCCCAGGTGACCGAGCGTAGCTGCGCCTCGCTGTTGGCCGACACGATGGTCGTCGAGCCTATGCGGGTCGCTAGCATCCATAGGATGAGCCAGCTCACCAAGGCCGACTTACCAATGCCGCGCCCCGAGGCGGTGGCCATGCGCAAGACTTCATAACTGGTCGCCGTTTTGTTCTTGGCGATGTGCGCGGCGATGTCCCGCAGCACCTTGCGCTGCCACCGCCTCGGGCCGTCAAAGTGCTCCAGAGGCGTGCCCTTTTGCTTCCAAGGGAAGGCGAACAGCACGAACGCCTCGGGGTCGTCCTTGACAGACGGCGCCCAGAGCCGTGACATGATCTGCTGCTCGTCGTCGGCGCTATAGATCGGCGTTTGCATCAATAGGTTCCGCTTGGGTGTACGCGAGGGCCGTTGGCTCGGCGTGGGTCAGTGCAGCCGGAGCAGCCGACAATACTCGGCCATTGATGACGCGAGACTCCGCCTCTTGCAGCGCCGCGATGACGCTGATCTGCTGCGTGACATCGACCTGGACTTGCTGCTTCGCCACCCAGCCGTGCACATGCTGTAGGAGCGAGAGCGCAGCCTTGCTATCGCCATTGCGAGCCGCCTCACGCAGTTGACCTGCCGCCTCAGCCTCAGCGTCGGCACGGCCTTTGGCCTCGGCCATTTCGGCGAGCGGGTCCATTTGACATAAGCGGCGGTATTCGGTGGGCAGCATGCCCGCTGCGAGCGCAAGGCTATCACCTTTAAGCCCGAGCGCCGCCGCGTCATAAATTGCTTGAAGCCGCGATTCGGTCGCCTTGATCTCGCGGGGCTCAAACGGGAGCGATTTGAACATGTCGCAACACTACCTTTCGTGTAAGGCAATAGCAAGCGATGTGCAGGATTGTCCTGCCCCTTCC